CTGAAGACTCTTACCGTTAGTAAGTGTTCTCTTCATTACAAGGTCTCTAGCGATTGTGTTACGCTGGAAGCCTTTGAACATCTCTCCACTGAACAACTTTAAATATAATGCTCTGGCGTTACCAGTTGCATTAGATTGACCCGTCCGTGTAAGACTTGCTGGGTCATTGGTTGATTGTTGTGCCATTGATATGGATTAAAAAAGATTGATATTGCTTAGTACTAAATTTTTTCTCGAGATTTTTGTAGGTCTATCCCTACCGTCTAG